ACAAAGGACGGCGCATTGCCGAGATCGACGGCGGTGCCGGTGGCGCCGGTTTCCTTAAAGGTTACGATCCCTTTGCCGATATGATAATTCATGACGTTCGGTGAGGTAGGCATGGCGTTGTTCTCCTATAGGTCGTCAGGTTTCAACGTGTACTTGAACATGAACTGCGCCCGCAGCGCGCCTTGCAGCGAGCGGCCCTCGCCGAGATCAGTCTGCAGTCCCAGATAGCGGATCGCGCCGTTGCCATTGCGTCCGGTCTTGACGATGGTTTCGTTCAGCGCGGTATCGGTCAGCACCCGCTTCAGCAGTTCGCGCCGCAAGGTGGTCAGGTCGGAACCGACTTCGCTGGATTGCTGCGCGATGAGGATTTCCGGGTGCATGCGCACCATGGTCGGCCGGTTCGACGGGTGCATCGACAGATCGGACGCATCGTCGGTTTCCTCGTCACCGTCGAACAGCAGCGCGCCGGGTAGTTGATCCTCGGGAATATCCCGGTAGTTGCGACGCGCCGATTTCATATTCGGAATACCGGCGAGAATGACGAGCAGCCGCGCCAGGATATCCTCGCGCACGTCAGCCATCGGCGGCCTTCAATAAAAAACGCACCTCGCCCTTATCCTCGCCATTGGGATTGCCGGTCAGTTCATACGAGCGAACCGTCCAGGACCGCCCGTTGAAGGTGAGCGCCGCATCCATGTAAGCCGCACGCACGATGCCCTTGGCATCGAGCTCGGGGATGCGGGCCGACGCGCTCGGCCCGACACTGCGGACATCGCCGGTGGTGCCAACGGTCGTTGTCGCCGGCTTGGTCTCGTCGATCACCGTCACGGAGGCTTCGGTCGCGCCGGCCGTCAGCGTCGCCGACACGCCGATCGCGGCATAAACCGGATCGTACATCAGGGCGCTGTAATTCAACGGCATTTCACACCGGGTAACGAATGTAAGCCGACAGCAGATTTGCCACCGCGTCGCCGCCGATCGACATTTTGGTGGCGCTGGGATCGTAATACATCACGCGCGTATCCCCGTGTTGCACCATGCGCAGGTTCGGATTAAAGCCGCGCAGCAATTGCGTGCGGGCCTGCTGCACCAGCAATTGGATCGCCGCCTTGAGCGCCGGCGGTGCTGCATCGGGCAGATCGTAGCCGCCGGAATAGGTGACGATGATCGGATCGGCCGTGGTGCCGATCAGCGTCAATTTGCCCGACTCATTCTCGATTTCATAATTGGCTGAATCGATCAGCGTGCCACCTGAGCCACCGACCGAGGTAACGTCGCCGTCGGCAACTGGATAGTGTGTGAGGTACACCCGCGTGTTTTCATAAGGCGGTGGGTCACCGCGCCAGGTTTCCTCGACCGTTTCCTTGGCAAATGTGCGGTTGCACATGGTGGCGACCACGTCGGAATACTGATCGATGAGCATCTGCAGTTGCGCGTCGTGCGTGGTGTCGGCCGGATCGATGCCGTATGCCAGTTTCAACTCGTCAAGCGTGATCAGCGCGGTGCTTGTCGCCGGCGTCAGTACCTTGACGGTGACATCGGCCATCAGCGCGCCTCGATCTGGAACTGTTCGAACAGAGACCGCAATTCAAGCGCCGGCGCTTCGCTGCCATCCGACATGATTGCAATGGCGCGATAGTGCGCGCGGTCGGTTTTCCACTGCACGATGGTCGGTGCCGATTGGCCGGCTTCGCCCCGCTGGCCTGTCTCGCCGCGCTCGCCTTTAAGGCCCGGCTTGCCGGATCGGCCGGCCGAGGCCAGCAGTTGCCAGCCGGCGCCGGGACAAGCGCCGGGCTTATCGGTTAGTGCTACAAAGCTTGAGCCGCCGGTCGTTACCACGTCGAGATAGCGATATGCGGCCTCGGCGTTGAAGGTGCCGCGGATCGTTATCTGTGCCGCGTCCTTGCCGGGTTCGCCTGGCGCACCAGGTTCACCCGTCTCGCCCCTGGCGCCATCCTCGCCTTTTTCACCGGCCGGGCCACACTCGCCTTTACTGCCGGGCGGTCCTGGCGCCCGCGCCAAGGCACGCACCTCGGCAAGACAGCGTTGCGAGATCGCCAGGCAAATGGCGATGGCATCGGCCAGGGTTTGCGGTTTGTCTGACATGCAAGACCTACCGTCCATTTTAGAAAAACGATCCCGCGATTATCACTGTGCAAGGTGGTCCCTGCGGCCCTGTCGCGCCCGTCGCGCCAGTAGCACCCGTTGCACCCTGCGGCCCTGTCGGTCCCAAAGCACCCTGCGGCCCTGTGGCGCCGCTTGGTCCCTGCGGTCCTGTCGCACCATCGGCGCCCGGCGGTCCCTGCTGCCCGGTGCTGCCTGTGGCACCCTGCGGCCCGGCCGGTCCCTGTGGTCCCGGCGGTCCTTGCGTGCCTCCGGTGCCCGTACCGCTGCCACCACCGCCACCGCCAATGACCTGAGTGTCCGCCGTGACTTCCTGCCAGCCGGCATCACGCCGGCCGTAAACTTTGCCGTCCTGCGGCGCCTCGGTCACCACCGGCTTGTTCAAGTTGCGGAGCCGGCCGTTGTCGTCGAGCGTCAGATCATCGCTGCCGCCGATCGTGGTGCTGTCGGTAAACACCGCGACCTGATCGGCGCTGCCCTTGCCATCGATCGCCTTGCGGGTAAACCGCAACTGCTCGTTCATGCTGGCTCGCGCGCCACCACGCGGCCCGGCGTGAGCGTCGTGCCATTCGACAAAGTCAGGACCAGCTCGCCGTCGCGGTTGATGGCGGCGCCGGTCACCGAGGTGCCATCGCGGCCGCGCGGCCCATCATCGCCTTTGAGGCCGACGCCGTCGCGTCCGGGTTCGCCTGGCGCGCCTTTTTCACCGGGCGGCCCGATCACCTGGCCGAGCCGTTCGCTTGCGCCGTCCGAATAGGCAATGGCCAGCTCGCCGCTGCGGGTGATGACGGCGCCGGTGACGCGCCGCGGGATGACCGGCGCCACAAACTCGGGCGGCGCCGGCATCGGCTCGGCCAGCACCTCGGCCGCGGCCTTAAGCGCCAGGGCGAGCTCGGGCGGCAGCACGGTTGCCTCGGCCACCACCTCGCACACGAACGGCACCAGACCTTTGGCGAGCTCGGTGATTTCATCATGCTGCATGACGCACGTCCCGTAATGCCTTGCCCAACAGCGCCGCCATATCCTTGGCCGCGACCGCGGGCTCGTCGCCGGCCGGATCTTCCTTCGGATTATCCGCGCCGTCGGCCGCCGGCGCTGGCGGTGCGCCCGGTGCAGCCGGCGCCGCCGGGATGGCCGCGGCCGCCGACAACGGCACCACTTGCTGCTGCACGCGCGGCTCGTCGCCAAACTTGACGTCGCCGTAGCCTTCCAGATTGCGCGCCTCGTTCGGCGCCATGATGCCGCCCTGCACGGCGCGGGCCAGCCCCTCGATGCGGTCCTTGAACGCCGAGCGCATCAATGCCGCGGTATCGAACTCGACATATTCGTCAGGCTCGCCGCCGAGATCAAACAGCCGGTCGAAGGCTTCCTCGATATGCTCGAGCGCAAAGCCCAGTCCGCTGGATTTCCAGCTCTGCATCAGCGCCTCGGTCGACGAGTATGGCGTGCCGCCGATGCCGAGGATCTGCAGCGGAATGCGAAACGCCAGCGCGATGTGCTCGTTGGACAGCTTGAGAATATCCGCCGTCGCCGCGTCCTTGCCGCCGACCGACCACGGTTGCACCTTCAGACCCCATGCCAGGATCGGCGTGCCGCCCTGGTGCAATCCCTTGGCCTGGTCGTTCCAGCGGTCGCGCAAGTCTTGCGTTTGGTCCCTGCTGAGTTGCAAATCGGTCGACAGCACCGCCGACGGCCGTGCCTCGTTGCGATAGAACGCGGTTTGCTGCGCGGCGATCGCCTCGGTGATGCCGATGTCGGCGTAGGCGGCGACCAGCGGCGACTCACCCACCAGCGGGCGCGGAAAGCGGCGGCCGACGTGCATTCGCACATGCAGCACGTCGCGCATCGGCACCGGCGTCAGTTCCTCGCCGTTGAGCCGCTTGTCGATAACGTCGTTGCCGTAGAGCTGATAAAAAATTTCGCCGTTGTCCGCCAGGCGCGGAAACGACAGGTTCGAATCCATCAAGTGCAGTTCGTCGATCTCGTAGCGCGAGTTGCGCAAGGCCAGCGCATAGCAGTTGCCCTCGAGGTAGAGCATGCGCGT